CACAATCTGGGGGCTGTCCCGAGAATGATGATTATTAAATCGGACTCAACAGACCCTGACAGCGTTTATCACCATAGCAGAGGCAACACAAAGCGCTTGAGATTTACATCGACTGGATCAGAGGAAACATCTTCAGGATATTGGAACAACACCACACCTACCAGCACAACATTCACGGTTGGTACTGATGCTGAAGTGAACACTTCTGGGCAAAGGTATTGGGCTTACTTGTTTGGAGAAATTCCTGGCATTTCAAAAATCGGCACTTACACAGGCAACGGATCGAGCCAAACAATAGATTGCGGGTTTACAGGAGGCGCTCGGTTCGTGCTTCTGAAAGAGGTTGGAACCGCTTATTGGTATTTGTTCGATTCGGCTCGTGGAATTGTTGCTGGAAACGACCCATACCTATACCCGTCAGGAGCAACACCAGACAACAACGATGGGGCCGCAGATTTAGTTGATCCAGTTTCGTCTGGCTTTATCGTTAATACTGTTGCTGGTTTCAACACCAATAACAACGGCGCAACATACATATACTATGCCATCGCATAAGGAGTGAACATGGAAATCAGAATTCGTGAAACAGGTCAGGTCATGTTTGAGGGAGAGTTCCGTGCATCTCACCCAAACACCTCTTTCCCGCCTCAGTTGACTGCTGAGTTGCTGGACAGCATGGGCGCTGATGTGGTCTTTGAAGGCCCACAAGCACAGCCCACACGCTACCAAACAGCTTTCCGCAATGGTGTTGAGCAGGTCAATGGCAAGTGGTACACCAAGTATTCTGTTGCTGAAATGGATCAGGAAACCAAGGATGCTTTGGATGCCAAGCAAGCGGCTCTGATTCGTAGCGAACGCACTCAAAAACTGGCAGAAAGTGACTGGACTCAGGTTGCTGACGCTCCTGTAAACAAGGAGACTTGGGCTGTCTATCGTCAAAGTTTGCGTGATGTAACGACTCAAACAGGCTTCCCTTGGGAAGTGATTTGGCCTGCCAAACCTTGAGGTGAGAAATGACGAAGGAAGAGACAGTTGCTACGATGGCAGCTAAGAGCGCCCCGCCTGTGGGCGTTTCTATTGCCACTGTCGCCGGAATCCAAGTAAGCGAAGTTCTTCTGTGGGCTACGCTAATTTACACAATCTTGATGATTGGGCACAAGTGCTATCAAATCTACAAGGATGTGACTGGTAACAAAGGTGAATAATGCCTAATCTGAAACAACAGTTGGATGTTCCGGCAGTACCAAACCTGCCGTTGCCTCCTGCTGTTTATTCTGCCCAGCAACAGGCGCAGAACAACAATCAAGTAAAGATCTTCTTTACTAAGCTAGTCAATGCAGTTGGCTCAATGTTTGGAATCCGTGGCGGCAAGTTCATTAACTTCCCTTACGGCGCTTTCCAAGACAGTACAGACCAGACTGATGGATCTACTGCTGTAGCCTATTTCTTTAGGTTAAATACCACGGATTACAGCAATGGCATCTCAGTTGTTTCAAGATCTGCGTCTTTTACTGCAACTATCAGCAATGGTAGTGGTTCATCAGGTACTACTCTTAATGTTTCTGCTATTGCAAGTGGCAGTCTTTATCCTTCGATGGAGATTACTGGTACTGGGGTTACTGCTGGCACACGTATTGTCGAGCAACTTACAGGAACAGCAGGAAGCACTGGAACTTACAGAGTCAACAACTCTCAGCTCGTAAGTAGCACATCAATGACTGGTGACTTGCCAAGCAAGATCACTGTCAGCCAGCAAGGAATCTACAACATTCAATTCAGCGCCCAGTTTAAGAACACTACCAACGATTCGCAAAATATCGACATTTGGTTCAGGGCGAATGGGACTGATGTAGCAAACTCCAATAGTCGTTTTGGAATGCCAGCAAGGAAGAGTACTGGTGATCCAAGCCACTTGATTGCTGCTATGAATTTCTACTTGGATATGGTGGAAAACGACTATTTTGAGATCATGTGGAGAGTCAGTGACTCTGGGGTGTCTTTAGAGCAATATCCTGCTGTCAGCGCAAGCGGAAGCAGTCCTGCGATTCCTGCCACGCCATCTATGATTGTCACTGTGTCATTTGTGTCCAATCTAACAACGGAATAAAATGAATCATGGCAATGCTTCCACTCAAATTACCTCCAGGCGTGTTCAAGAATGGCACTGAATATCAGGCCAAGGGACGCTGGACAGATTCAAACCTGATTCGTTGGTTTGAGGGCACAATTCGCCCTGTTGGAGGCTGGAGAAAGCGTTCTTCTAGCCAATTGACTGGCAAAGCTCGTGGGTTCATCTCTTGGCGAGATAACTCAGGTAATCGTCGCATGGCTGTTGGTACGCATTCCAAGCTGTATCACATGAACGAGGGTGGAACTCTAACCGATATCACCCCTGGGAGTTTTACTACTGGCGATGCTGATGCTGTATTAAACATTGGTTATGGCTCTCAGACCTATGGGAACTATGCCTATGGAGTACCACGCCCTGATATTGGCAGTTACACGCCTGCAACCACATGGAGTTTGGACACATGGGGAGAGTATCTTGTTGGGTGCTCGTCAAAAGATGGGAAGCTACTTGAGTGGCA